AAGTCATTTTTGCCCGTGGATCAATTGTGCCTCAAGATGTTTTTTTAAACCTTGAGCATGATAACACACGCAGAATTGGCAAGAGCATTGCCATGAGTGTCAATGACAAAGAAATGACAGCTACTTTTAAAATTGCCAACACAACAGCTGGCACGGATGCATTGGTTGAGGCCATGGATGGATTGCGCGATGGTTTTAGCATTGAACTTGCCGTGGATAATTATGAAATGCAAAAAGATGGCACTATGAAAGTTTTGAATGGCCAGCTCAAAGGCGTGGCACTTGTTACCGAACCAGCCGTGCGATCCGCACGCGTTTCAGAGGTAGCAGCATCAGAAGATTCTGAAACTCAAGAAGGATCAGATATAAAAAACCCAAATGAAGGAGACAAAGTGGAAAACACTACCGAAAACACCGCTCCTGCCGTTGAACCGGTAGAGGCTCCAGCTGAGGCTGTACAGGCATCACGACCTGCCTATTACACAGCTCCACGATCACCAATTGTGTCAAAGGTTACATACCTTGAGCATTATCTAAAGGCAACAATTCTCCATGATGAGGATTCACGCCAATATGTTAAGGCAGCAGATAACACAACAAGCACAGCACCCGGAATGGTGCCAACACCACAAAGCACACAGGTTGTTAATGCATTGGCAAACGCTGATCGCGGAATGATTGATGCGCTTAGCCGTGAAACGCTTGTTGGCGAAGGAATGACATTTGAAATTCCTCGCGTTACAGGTGTGCCAACTGTTGCAAACATTGCAGAAAATGCAGCTGTTACAGAATCAAACCTTACAGCCACATTTTTGAGCGTACCCGTTCAAAGCTTTAAAGGTCGCGCAATTTCAACTGTTGAACTCATTGATCGCAGCCGGCCAGAATATCTAACAGCTCTTTTGCAAAATTTAGAATTTGCTTATGCAAAAGTAACTGATCAATTTGCCGTTGGCACAATTGCTGGTGCAGGTCAGCAAACTGGTGTCAATGCAAACACAGCAACAGGATTCTTGGCTTACACATCTCAAGCTGCTGGTGCTGTTTATTCATCATCACTCGGTTTTGCTCGTAACATCGTTGTTTCTCCTGGACAATGGACAAACATCATGGGCTACAACGACAATGGCGCACCGCTATACAACGCAGCGCAACCTTCCAATGCGGCCGGAAATGTGAGAGGCGATTCATTGCGCGGTGTAGTTTCACCGGGTCTGAACCTGTTTGTTTCACGATCCATTGGCAACGCTGGCCCAACAACATCAACCGGAGATTTCTCAATGGTTGTAGTTAATCCAGATGCTTGGACATGGTATGAGTCACCACGCTTTACATTGCGCACAGCAATCCAGAGCGATGGAACGATTGACATTCTTTACTATGGCTATGCAGCAATTGCTCCAAAGATTCCATTTGGCGCAGCATGGAATCAGACCTGATAACTAATAAATCAAAATCGGTAGCGGTCGCTCCCGAACGCTACTGACACGAAAGGAACTGAGATGCCAGCAATAGTCACAGCCTCACAGCTTAGATCAATTCTTGGTGTCTCAGTTTCTTTATTTTCTGATGCACAGCTTGATTCATACATTGATTCAGCCGAGCAAACGATTTTGCCTTTACTTACGCAATACCAATCAGCGGTGACATTTGCTAATGTGGATAATGCCGTCATTTATTTCACAACTATCCGGCCAAATTATTTTGTGCCGGGGCAATCTGTCATTGTTACCGGGGCCGGAACATACAATGGCACTTACACAGTCACCGCTGATCGTATTGAGCCATTTACATTTACAGCGGCTACAGCTGCCGCGGATCGCACATATCCATTGCCATTTATTCCAAGCGCATTGGCTACATTAAGCGGATCATCAGCTGCACAGCTGTACGCAAGCACACCGCCAATTGAAAACGCAATTTTGGTTGTTTCGGTTGAGATTTTTCAGAGCATTACAGCTCCCGGCAATCAAATCATGGCAGATAATTTTCAGCCATCGCCATTTGTGCTTGGTCGCAGCTTGACCAATAGAGTCGTTGGCCTATTAGGCCCATTCTTGGATGTTGAGGCAATGTGCCAATGACCATTGAATCAGCCATCCGCACACCATTGCAGACCGCACTTTCAACAATTGCAGCCAATGTTTATAACGGCATTCCAGAGGCAATGACATCTCCAAGCATCTGTTTAATTCCGGATGCACCTTACCTTGAAAGCGTTTTAATCAATGGCGCAACGACTAAAGTCAAAATCAATCTAACTGTGACTGGTGTTGTTGCTTATATGAACAATGCAGCAGCTTTGGACAATCTCGAACAACTAATGATTGACATCATCAGCACAATGCCATCAGGTTATGAAGTCGGCAATGTCAATCAACCTCAACCATTGGAAGTCGGTGCAGGTAAATACCTTACAGCCGATTTACAAGTCAGCACCTATTACACCAACTAAGGAGAAATCATGCCAACAACAATCGTCACCGGCAGAGACATCACTTTCACCATTGATGGTGATACATACGATGCACAAGCCACCTCAGCAACACTAACTATTGATTCCACAATCAATACATATCAAACACTCGATGGAAAATTTTATTACACCACCGATTCGCAAGGATCGTTTGCTGTTGAAATGCTTGCAGACTGGCCAGCCGGTGGATCACTATGCAACGCGCTTTGGACAGCGGCAGACACAGCCCCAAACACACCATTGGCGGTTGTTTTTACAGCTGCATCAGGATCAACATTCAATTTTGATGTCCAGCCAATTTTCCCATCAGCTGGAGGTACAGCACCGGATGCACAAACTGTTTCACTAGCATTTACCTGTGTGACCACACCAACACTATAAAAAGGAGCTCGGGAGCATGAAACTACCAATTACAATCGAATACACGGATGGCAATGCTGAAACATACATTGCACATCCAGCAGAATGGGCCAAATGGGAAAACAAGACTGGCAACACGATTGGACAGGCTCAAGACAAAATGGGCGTGTCTGATCTGTTGTTTCTTGCATACCACGCCATGAAACGGGAGATGGCTGGCAAAACTGTTAAGCCATTTGAAATTTGGTGCGAGACTGTTGCTGACATAATTGTTGGTGATGCAAACCCAAAAGCTATAAGTCCGGAAGCATAAATAGGATTCTTTGGGAGGTAGCCATAGCTAGTGGCCAGCCTCTTAGCGAATTTAAAACGGCTGAGGATTTATTGACAGCAATTGAGATATTGGAGGCGAGAAATGGCTGAGGATGCAGTCGCTTTCGAGAAAGCGGAATTAAGAGCAATCATCTACGCCTTTAAAGGCATGGATGATGAAGCCGTGTCGCAAGCCAAATCTGTTTCCAATGGCCTTGCCACATATTTACAAAGCAAAATCATTTCCAAATCTCAAGGCCGGGATACAGCTTCACGCCGCATTGCCGAAGGCTCACGGGTAAGCAAATCATCAAAGATTGGCGAGATGTCATTTGGTTTTGCTTCACAAAAATTTTCAGGCGGTGGCACTACTCAGCAACTTTGGGGAGGCTATGAATTTGGATCAAACAAATACAGGCAATTTCCAATTTGGTCAGGCCGCGAAGGCCGAGGTTCAAGAGGTTGGTTCATTTACCCAACACTCAAAGCCGAACAGCCACAGATAATTGCTCAATGGCAAGAGGCGTTTTCTAAGATTGTGAAGGTGTGGTGATGGCCGCTCAAGGATCAAGAACGCTCAAGCTGTCATTGCTGGCAGATGTTGCTGAATTTAGCAAGAACATAAAAGGAGCCAGCAAAGACACCGAGAGCATTGGCGAGCAATTTGAAGCATTTGGCAAAAAAGCTGGTTTAGCATTTGCCGCGGCTGGAGCTGCAATCGGTGCATTTGCTCTAGCATCGGTCAAAGCTGCTGCTGAAGATGAAGTAGGCCAAAAAAAGCTTGAAGAAACAATACGCAACACAACTGGTGCAACAGCGGATCAGATTGCTGGCATAGACAAATACATTACAAAACAATCTATTGCAACTAACACAACTGATGATGTTTTGCGCCCGGCTTTGTCTAGATTGATTCTTGCAACAAAAGATGTGACTAAAGCTCAGGATTTATTAAATTTAGCTCAAGAAATTGCAGCTGCAAAATCTTTGCCATTAGAGACAGTAACAAACGCACTCGGTAGAGCTTATGAAGGTTCAAATACTGCTCTTGGTAAATTAGGCACCGGCATTGATAAAACAACATTGAAAACTGCAAGTTTTGATGAAGTTCAAAAATTGCTTAATAAAACATTTGATGGCTTTATAGAAAATCAAGCCGAAACAGCAGCTTTCAAATTTGGACAAATAACAATTGCGGTTGATGAATCAAAAGAAGCAATTGGAGCAGCTTTGTTGCCCGTAGTTAAAGAATTGGCAGATTTCATTATTGTTTCAGTCGTGCCAGCAATTGAATCATTTGTAGCTGGATTGACAGGTCAAGATGGCATCACAACGGGTCTCACAGAATCACAAAAAACAGCCGTTGAGTGGGGCAAAAAAGTCAAAGGCATTATCACCACAGTTATTGATCTCAAAGATCAATTGATTGTTGTTGGCGCAATTATTGCCGGGGTTTTTGTTACCGCAAAGATAGCGGCAGCGGTTCAAGGCACAATTCTTCTTATCAAATCTTTAATTGCTGTCTATAACACGCTCAAAGCATCGGCATTGGTTGCTGGTATTGCTCAAGCATTTGCACTCAATCCATTGCTTGGCGTTGGAGCCGTCGCACTAGCTGCTGCTGTTTTAGCTGGTGCTAATGCTTTGATTGGGTCGGATGAGAAATTGCCAGAATTTGCTGTTGGCGGCGCACCCGGAGCAATTAAAGGTGGCATAGGTGCAGGTGGCAGCGCGGGGGGTGCCGGAGGTGGTGGCGGTG